GTACCTTGTGTTCGACCTCATTATGGTCGGTCCATCGTTGAAGCATCATGTTATTCCAGATAAAGCCTTGTTTTTCTTTATCTTCGTATGCTTCTTTGATACCAGCTTTCTTGCTAGTACCTTTCTCACGCACACCGGGGAAAGCACTGAATACGTTGTCGGTTGCATCACCACGAATACATTTTTTGAATAGCAAGTACTGAGGATCCTCAAGCAACTTAGGCTCTTTAGTCTTCTTGTCTTTGATTAGTACGCCCTTATCATTGAAGTAACCATCGAGCGTGATGAGTTCTCCTGAGACGCCGTTGTACTGATGTACGTTGGAATGAATAAGCTGAACGTAGTCGGTATCACTACTAATAATATAATGCGTATCATTGGGATGTAAATGGATGAATCGTGCGATTAAGTCGTCTGCCTCAGCAGTCGGGTTGCGAAGGACACTTACGTTAGTCCGCTCACGTAAGTACGTTGTTAGAGCTTCGTATGTGGCCCAGAACATGGTATTTTCTTCTTGCTCAGCCTCAGTTTGAGATTGGGTATCAACTACACGATTCTTCTTATAAGGCTCGTAGAAGTCTTTGCGCCAGCTTCGCCCCTCCAAGCAGAATACAACGTGCTCAACACCAAACTTTCTGACGATTTGATTGCACGATGCAAGTGTAAGATGTAGTGCCATGCCAATCTTCTCTTCCAAAGTACTATTGCGTGATGCAACGTGTCGGGCGCGGAAGAATGTGTTAGCTGTGTCGATTAGTGCGTATTTCAAAATCTTGTCCTTATGTAATCGAATAATATGTGTAGATTATACACATATTATTCGTTTTTGTCAAGTTAAATATCTTCCAAATACTTGTCTGGGAAGTTCTTGATTCCATCGACTACAGTTTTGATGTTGTAGCGTGTAATGGGCAAGAATGCTTGCTTGACCCGTTTGATACGCAAAGGATGATTTTTGATTCGGTCCTCTACAATATCACTGACATACTTGTAAGTAATGTGAGTGTGAATTGGATCGACATATTCGCTAGGTGTATGACTATTGTGAGGGTTCTCTAAGAAAGGGAACAATGTTCGCTTTACGTAGTTCTCACAATTCTTCACATGCTCGTCATACCCATCCTCAGCTACAAACAAATAGTGAATAGCTGCATCCTTGTTACCACTCGTGTAAGAGGTAATACGTGCTTTGGGGCTAGAACTGATACCTGGCTTAACTTTGCCATGTGCGTCTGCAATATAAAGTAACATCATTTGAACAGACCTCGCTTTGCCACATCCAATTGCTTGAACATGTTGGTGTTATTCTCAGTGTAACGAGTGACAAAGGTTGTCATGTTCTTGAATTGATTCAAGTGTGTGCCACCAGCCTTAACGTACAACTGTAGCAACAATACCAACGATGCATCTTTCGGCACACCAGATGGGTCTTCGTTACGTGCAGAGCAGTAGTACTCAGGGTAAACTTGTTGAGTTAAGTTCTTAAACTCTGCCCAACCACCTGCTACTTCTTTTACAATAGCATTCAAGTCTTTCATAAACGCTGCGTGGTCTGCTGATGTGAAGTCTTCACCATCTTTTTCAAGGCGTCTACGCAAGTCTTGGAAGGGAAGCATTTCCATTGAGTCAAGAGGTTCTTGGTCCCAATAGGTAGAGTGATTCTTACCGAAGAAACGAACGTCTGCTACGTCAAGTTTAGAGAGCAAGTTCACATGTACAACTGAACCTGCTTTGAAACGGTCCTGACTGTTTGGGTGCACTGGGTACAGATTGTGTGCTTCCAATTCAGTTTGGATTCGGTTAGCAAGCTCATACTTTTCTTGTGTGTCTTTGAGAGGTGAATCAAGACGCTTGCCGAATACGTGAATCTTGTGGAACTCGAATGGGATGATAGGAAGTTTATCGTCACCGTTGATACCTAAGAAGTGCTCACGTGCAAAACTAAAATCGCTGGTTTCAACGATTTGGCAGTTTACTTCGAGTTCTAACCAATCCTTAGGATCAACGTCAGGGAACTCGCCCATTTTAGCACGAAGGGCGATTGCTAATACAGTATGTTGACCGTCTGTGATGTAGCATGTATTGCTATTTGGCAACTTAATCACATTGATTGTTGCTGGGCGACGGCTGTCCCAAGTTTTGATGATTCGAACCAAGTGTTCAAAATCAATCTTGCGTTGCACTGCTAACGCAGATAGTAGGTGTTTGATTTTAATTCGACCTAGCTTTGGCATTTGGTCGTATCGTTGAGGCTTGCCCTTGCGGCTAGTCTTAAACTCTGCTGTCTCTAGCAATTTTTTGAGTTGTGTATACTCAGGACTGTCCATGAACAGTTTTGCTAACTGGTCGATGCCGTTTGCATCAACATATCCGGGCTGTTTGTCTAGCTCGTTAACAGGACGATCCTGTGCAGTTACCTTCTTTTTGTTGGCTACCCATTTAAACTTAGTTTGTGTTGACATATATTTCCTTTTGTAAAATGTCTGTGCAGTAATCTTATTCTCCGCACAAACACATTATACAACAGAAACTACTTTAATGTCAACACTTTCTTTATGAAATGGGTAAACTCGTAGTACGTCACTGAAGTGAGTACTTTAGTACAACCCAGTGAACAATCCATTTGGGTCATCAATCTTTGCTCTGCGACTAGCAGTGGGTTGCAGGTGATGCTCGTTGCGGATAGTCACTACTCGATGGCAATTAGAACACAACACTTCAATGTTATCAGGTTTTCTGTTGTCATTGTTTCCATCGATATGGTTGATATCTAATTGACAGGCATCAGTAATCACACAAGTGCATTTGGGAATACCATATTGCCCTTTGTTATTACAACCTTGATTCAGTTTCCATGTGTCAGCCTCATGTTTTCTGTTTGAACGATGCGGGCCACACACCTGTTTGTTTTTGTTTAGTTGCTTGCTGTGCTGACCTACTGTATTAGTACAGCTAGGGATTGAACATTTCAAGTGTTTAAGCGTTGCCATTTAACTTACCTCTGAACGACCATTACCAATATCTTTTGTTGTCATCTTACGCAAATCTCTATGCTCGGGATCTGCTTGCTCTTGTTCGTACACTTCCAGAGCAACATTGCGGCAGACTTGACTGAACCAGCGATTGACCAAATCAATGTCAGTGTCAGCTTCTTTGTACTTGTATCCTGCTTTGACCAAATTCAAAATGAACTTGTCATTCCAATCTAACTCAAACGCGCCTGCGTTAATGTCGTTGGGGTCAACATCCATACTGAGAATGTTAATGTAGGGTTCACCTGCGAGTGTAGCTTCCTCTTTAGGAGATAGCTTGACTTCTTCTTCCTTAGGCTTCTTAGCCTTCGGCATAGAAGGTGTCTTCTTGGGCTCTGGTAGCTCAGTTGACTTGGCCTCTTTACTACCAAATGCGTTTTTTAGTTTATCAAATAATCCCATCTTGCTTTGCTTTCTCGTATAGTTTATGGCTAGCTAAGTTCTTAGCTTTACTTTCGCACATCATATCGAATTTATCACAAAACGACAGTGCCCAATTATTTACTGCGTCATTCCAGTAGTAGTCACTGTGAGCACGAAGTTTTTGCTTATTGTGACCACTTGCAATTAGTTGAGCGTGGTCTGGGCTAACTGTAGCTGAGTGCCCCACAAGTACATCCTCACGACTAACAGAATAGTGTAGAGTGGGACGAACACCGCGCCAGCTATCGATAACACGTTTGACGCGGTCATCGCTAGGCGAGATATATTCCCCCTCCCGGATCCAATGATGATGAATGTCAAGTACAGTGGGAACGATATCAGATAGTAATAGAGTATCACTAAGTCCATGTGTGTATTCCTCGTTCTCTAGTGTTAGTGAGTTACGTGCCTCAGGGCTAAGACGGCTAAATACATCCCTAATGCCCTGCGGACCCTTACGTCCTGAAATGTGGACGTTGATTTTAATGTCTTGAAAGTTTTTTCCATATCCCATCCATTTAGCCATATCAACATGATATTCGAATTCTTCGATTGACTTGTCAACTACCTCGGGTCGGTCGCTTGCAAGTACAACGAATTGGTCAGGGTGAAACGAAAGTCGCACATCGTTTTGTCGTGCAGTCTCACCTAGTGGAGCGAACCAGCGTTCAAGTAGCATACGATTGCTAGGGTCTTGCCAGAAATATTTGTAGTCTTCGTGCGTGTAAAAACTTAGCATGTCGCTAGTGATACGCAGCATACGCAATTCATTCGGAAGTGTTGCAACTTTCTTAATGAGTGCGTGAGTGTTTGTGATGTTGGTCTTAGCAACATCAATGATTTTGTCCTCTACGACTTTACGTCCATTACGATTAGCCCATGCAAGAGTAGTGCCACCGGTGTTAAGACCCTGTGTACTTACAATCTCGCCCTTTTTGTTGACTT